GTCCTAATTATGTGCGGGATTTCGTGGGTATGGCCCTCACTGGACTTACTCTTACTGTTCCTGTAAGTATCGCCCTAGCATTTATAGGCTATCCTACTTGGTATTGGGTAGTTGGTGTTGGCAAGGCATTGTCCTATGCCGTGGGATGGCTTATACAACCTAATGACGGAGCGCGTCAATCACCCCAGTGGGTCACATCCCTGCTAGGTATCAATGGTGGTGGCACTATAGGTGAATGGCTCTGGGGTTCTGTATCAGTTGGAATGCTTTATGTATTCTTAATGAATGGTTGGTAAAGGGATAATATAAGATATGGCTAACTACACTACATCAGCCGATCTACTCGACGATATTCTGAATAGAGCAGGTGAGAAGACTGATGGCACGTCCGACTTTAACGCCGCAGCTATTCGTTACCTAAACCGAGCGTATCAGGGTATCTGGAAGGGTGGAGGTTCTCTTGATCCCGACGTACACGAAACGTGGTGGTGGATTAGGAAGGATGATCAAGGAGTGCTTACTCTTGACCCTGTTATTGACACAGGAACAGTGAGCGTTACTAATAACAGCACTTCTATTACATTCAGCTCTGGTCCTACCCCCTCTGTTGCGGGTCGTCATATTAAGATAGACGATCACGCGGATGTGTTTGTTATATCTGCTCATAGCGCGGGACAGACGAGTGCTACACTTGAAAGTGTGTACACTGGAAGTACTGATGCTACTGCCTCCTACAAAGTTATGCATCTCGATTATGATCTTGCAGGAGATGTGCTTTATCTCTCATCTCCTATGAAGGCGTTTCAGGATGGACGTAAAGAAATTCCTGGAATCGACCTAAATTCATTATCAGAAAAGTATCCTCTTAACCATACAGCCGCAGGTGTGCCTAAGAACTTTGCTTTTTTATCTCAATCCAAGGTACGCTTTTCTCACTACGGAGGATCAAGCAGCACTGATCTTATTAAGATAGATTATGAGTATGCTGCTGAGCCTAGTGATTTAGCAGACGACTCAAACGAACCTTTAGTACCTAGGGAATATCGCTTTATCTTGGCGGACTGGGCGCTTATGTTCATTTATGCAGATAAGGATGATACTCGCGTAGGAGATACAATGGTCCTAGCTCAACGTGGTCTTGTGGCGATGGCAAAAGAAAATAGACGGCGTATGAGCTTTATGGGTGGCAATATGTTTGGTAAGATTGTTACGAGGCAGAAAGAGCTTGATAGATTCACTGCACCACTACGTACAGAAAGTGGTCTTATTATAGGGTAGTTATGGGTTTTACTGGTCAAATAGCGGAACTTCCTATAGGTATGCAAGGGCTTACTGGAAATAAGAACCAGTCGCAAATAAGCGAACAGCAGCTTATTGTTGCTAATAACCTTACGTACGAGGATGGAACACTCCGCAAAGAGGGCGGCACGGCTAAATATAACAGTAATGCTATATCAGCCACTCCCTCTATTCTTCAAGGTATAGATTGGAATCATGACGGATCTACTCAACGAATGGTGGTATTTACGAGTAATGGTAAGCTTCTGAAAGACTCAGGTGATGGGACTTTTCCTGTCACGCTTAAGAGTAGCTTAACTGTGTCAGGTGCCACCTCACCTATATTTGTTCAGGGGGGAAAAGAAGTTGCGGCTAATAATCAAAAGCTCTTTATTTTCTCAGCAGCTAACGTTGTTCAAGTACTATCTGCTGATGGAGCCACTACGAGCAACTTAGCCACGCCCCCTGCTGATTGGTCTGGAGGTGATCAACCTGTCTGTGCTACCGCTCATGAAGGTAGGATATGGGGTGGAGGAAATCCTAACGATCCTCATAGAGCTTATTATAGTAGGACCACTGACCATGAAGACTGGACAGGTGATGGCTCCGGAACCATTTCCATATATCCTGGTGATGGTGGCGGCGGCATTGTTGGTATGTTTTCGTTTAAGGGTTTGCTCGTCGTGTTTAAGAGCCCCAGAGGTATTTATGCCGTAGATACTACTAATCCTACTGTAGCTAATTGGAAGGTTTCTCAGATATCTACTACAATAGGCGCAGCCGCTGTGGGTACTATGGCTCACATGGATGAGGATATTGCGTTCATAGATGAGGCCGGCACTCTCTGGTTAGTATCTTCTGTGCAAGTTTTTGGTAATATAGGTGCTAGATCTCTTGGAGATATTAGTGACATAAACACGTTTATTCGAGATAATCTAAATTTAAGTAATAAAGGAACATGGAGAATGATTAACTATCCTCACAAGAGGGAGTTACATATAGCATGTACTGGGTTAGGTGCCACTACGAATAATCAACGTCTGGTTATAGATGTTGAGGCAGGACAACCTCGGCTGCGCTCCTCGGATAGAGATACTGCTGTTTCTTTATGGCTTAGAGAGGAAAGTGGAACACCTCGTCTTATGTTTGGAGATGATGCAGGCTTTGTATATAAAATGGATCAAGACGCTAGATCGGATGCAGGCGCTGGGTATGCTGGTGAGTTTCAGTCAGCTCATAACGATCTTGCATTTATGGATCCTTCGCTTGCATCTATAGATAAAAGTGGCTGTTTCTTGGAGTTAGTAGTAGAACCTAAGGGTAATTGGAACCTTTCTGTAGATATGAACTGGGATACCGTGTTGCAGGAAACATTACAATTCAATATGGGAACTGCGGGAGCTACTCTTGGTACGTTCGTGTTGGGAACCGACGTCCTTGCTGGAAGTGCTATCCTAAATAAGAAGAAACGCATAACAGGGGGTGGACGAAGATTATCCATAAAGGGTAGTAATAGTGGCGACGCACAGGACTTTTCTGTAGCTAAGTTCCTCTTATACTTTACCCGCTCAGATGATGGAGTTCCCTAATGTCTGCTGACAAACAGAAAATGTTGAATCGTATCACTGCTGCTAAGGCCAAAGAGGGGCCTAATTGTTGCATAAATAAGCGCGACTACATAGAACACAACGAAAAGTGTGATTCTTTAATAGATGCCGTGTATTGCAAAATGTGCGGTTGTAAGATAAAATCACTTATTCCTGATGATCGGTTTGAGGAAAGTAAAACTATCAATGGAAAGATAGTTATTTTTCAACGTCTTATACTAGCTGAGACAAGTAACTATAGGGAGATCCTAATAGAGTTTGATGATGGCTCTGCTCATGTTACATGCGCTTGTAATAGTTGCATAGCCAAAATGCAGTCAGCAGATCTTGAGGAAATATACGCTACAGATATGGACGACTGGGTTGGGGATGAAGAAAAAGGGCGTGGTCCTGTAGATGGCGTTAATTGGGGTACCTTGGCGCATAGAAGTCCAACGCGTTTCAAAAAAATCTCTTTTAAGGATAGAGGGTAGATATGGCGGGTTTATATTCACATACTACGCGCGCAACGGGTACTACCCTAACCGCTAGTATATACAACACAGATCATCAAAACCATATAGATAATCATGTCACAAGTCAGATGGATGATTACTCCTCGTCAGTGGCGGAAATGAAAACTACTACGGACCCTTACCCCGCTGCGTCCGAAAGTCAAGCAACTACATTAGCGGGTGAACTTGAGCGTATTCGTTACCTCATCAAGCAAATAACAGGCGAAACTGAGTGGTACATAGATCCCGACGATACAATAGCATCTATAAACAGTACTATTTCTGGCCTTGCTGGTGCAAGTGACGTAAGCTCTATCATAGCAACTCAAATGTTTAATACGTAGGAGGTATTATGGCTACGTTCTCTAAAATCATCCTGTCTGGTTCTACTGATGGCAAGGGTATCCAGGTAACAGGAACATCAGCGACTGCCGGAACTGTTATCCATACCGCTGTTACCGGCTCTGCACAGAGTGTCGATGAAATCTTCTTATGGGCTTATAACACAGCGACCACGGATAGGACGCTTAGTATATCATGGGGAAGCACAGGACCAGGTACTGAGTGGAATTATTGCGTAACTGCTGAGACTGACGGTCTGCACTTGGTTGCGCCTGGTCTTGTACTAAAGAATGAACTTGTCATTAAGGCATATGCTACTGTTGCGAATGCCATGCACATCTTTGGTTACGTTAATAGGAGCGCGTCGTAATGGTAAGACGCTTTGGTCTAGGTAGAGTTGGGGATAAAGCGGGCGGCCTCGCCGGGGCCGTTCGTTCAGAGCCTACTATGTTTCTTGGTAGGATGGATATGAGAAAGATTGGTGGAAGCTTTGGTTCTGGTGAAGCACCCGGAGTACTCACACTAATTGACAGAACCGCTGGGACTGGTTTTACAAACATGACGAGTGCCGGTGGAGACTCTTTTGGCTCGAAAGCGTTCGACGGGAATTATGTAGCGCAAAGCACAGCAGAGTGCATACAACTATATTCCTCTGCCGATGTTTATATAGGGAAGGATTGGGGATCAGGAGTTTCGCATATAGTTACTCAATTTGGTTGGTCGTGTTCCTCCAGCGGTTTTAACGATGGATCAGGGGCTGGTGAGGCCATTCAAATGAGATTATATGGATCAAACTCCGCAATGAATGATCTCACTACTGGAACCCTGTTACATGATGTAGAAATAGCTGAAGACCCGGAGGACGATACCACTTTTACTTGGACTGATCTTGATGATGTATCGACAGCGTATAGATATCACAAAATTAGGTGTACGGTACCGGGGGGTGCCGGTCAACACACAAGGTGTGCTGAGGTATGGTTTTATGAAACCATTTAAGGAGCTAGTCTCACAGTACTTAAAGACTACATCAACGACCAATACGGTCTTTGGTAGAAGGAGACAACAGATGTACACGTTAAAAGCTGATTCAGCAACCGCCAGTTCGGGCGTTAATACGGTGCTTTGGTAGAAGGAAGGGAAGTGGCAAAAGTATCTGGTATATACAACTTAGTTGCAACAGAAGAAGAATATAGAAAAGCCTATGACTTTCTTCGTGAGGAAGAATGTAAGCATAAACGCCTTTCCTTTCCCACTATAGTTAAGAAAAATAGGGAGGATGTTATTGAAGCTCTGATTGGGACGATAAAAAGTGATAAGGCGGTAATAGCTGGACCGATGCTCGTCCATGATAAGGGTCAGCGACCGTTCTTCACAGTTATTCGTCTTATAGAAGCGTACGAAGGTGTATTGACAAGTATGGGAATTTCTAGTTATATTTTCCGAGTAGATAAAGAAAATAGAAAATTTTCGCATAATATCGAAATGGCGGAGTTAGTAGATATTTTTGCAGAGACTAGCAAAAGTATTTGGTATAAGAAGGAGATTGGAAGGAGAGTTCAATGAAAATTAGCACCTATACTGTATGGGATAAAGATGGAAACATCATAGAAGAAGAAAGCTATGAGTACGAAGGGCCGCTTGCTCTATGTGGTTCTGATGATGATGATGAGGAGGAGCAGCAAGTACAAGGGCCG